CAATTCTCGTTGGTTGCGTATCCAGTATTGCTGCGACTGAGGATGGAGGCTGGACTTGGAAAAACCTGACGGAATGGGGTCTTCGGACGATTGTGATGGAAATTGGAACCGATGCTGAGATTGACAATGCGAAAAAGAATAAGTTCTTCTTTGAAGAACTCTCCCTCAAAACGCTCCAAAAACTCCCTGCGTTTGAGAGACAGATTTACGAAGACTACAAGGAAGAGTGTCACAGGAAATGGAACTCAAATGTGGAAGATGCCGAGAAGAAGGTCAGGGAGTCTGAGGAAAAGATGAACACCTTAGAGACGGCTTGTGTACAGAGAGAGTATCTATTGGGTGGATATGGTGCTGAGCGTGGATGGCGTGATTTCTGGTGTATCGACAGAAAGGAGTTCACGACCGGACGAACAATCCTGTAGAAAAATAGCACCTAAGTTTGTAAGAATATTTGTATTTTTCATATAAAACATGGAACACCCACTCCCCACCGGTATTTTCGTTGAGATGAAGTCCTCCCCGAACGAATTTGATGACTGGACTGAAGAGGATTTTGACAGAGAAATCAAGAGACTTCGGCAGCGTGTCAAAGAGCTCGAAGCCAAAAAGGTAACACGCGTGGATTACGAAGAGGTTGTACTGGATCCACCTGACGATGACGATGACGATGACGATATCATGCACGACCCCGATGTTCGTGAGATGGTTGAAAATGGTGAACACACCTGTCACATGTTTGACGCACCATGCCAAGCATGTGAAGATGATGAAGATGAAGATGAAGAGGATGTGATTCAACGCGTTGACAAGTTACGTGCACACTTTTGTTAACAGTCTGTAAGTAAGTCAATCTCTTGTTCATATGTTTGTGACATGAGTATAGATTTGAGATCTCTAGAGAATGTAATATATGTTTTAGGAATGTCACCCCAAAGTCTCTCATTAGAAACAAAAGCATCCATATTACCCTCCGCCAATAATGGTTCTAGAAGAACCCAGTTTGGTTCATTGTAACGTATTTTCGTACACCCCCTAGAAAACCTCTTTGCATATATGTACCACGCTGCAATGCTCTTATATATATGCATAGGTCTCTTTCCCCCATCCAAACATTTACGAAGTGATGGAACTACGAACGTATGGAACTTCGTAAAGCCATCCATACATATTCTTTCTAGGTCATCAACATTTGTAGAATTTGAAAATCTCTCTTCAACTTTGTCAACATATTCATGAATATCAAATGGAAGTTCGATATCAATTGATGGAATAATTTCTTCATTTTGAAGTTGTTTGAAATGTTTACGATGTTTTTCATCATTCATGACTTGATCAAAAGTCTTGTACCCGGAGAGAACACCCAAATACGCCATGGATGTATGACCCCCATTAAGAATGCGAATCTTTGTCTCTTCGTAAGGTTCTAAATCTCGGGTCACAGTTGCACCAACCTGTGTCAAATCTGGAAAGTCGGAAGCAAACTTATCCTCGATGACCCATTGTGTATACTCTTCAGTTTGGATAGCAGTATGCCCATATCCTCCAAACTCTGATTCCACCTCCTCCATTAATTGGATTGTACTCCTAGGTGTTATCCGATCAACCATACACGACGGAAATTTTACATTATCCTTTATCCAATCTGCAAGTTCGTATTGATTTGTCTGATAAAGATATGCCATGAATTGTGTCTCTAACACAATACCGTTTTGACGAATGTTATCACAACACATGATCGTTATAGGTGTTCTCCTATTTCTGAGACCACATGCGAGATATTCAAAGAGGGGTGAACCTGGTGTGTAACCACTCTCCGTGACAGTTACAGTGACCAGGTGGACACTCGGAAGGGTGAGGAGGTGCTTAGCGATTGTTCTATTCTTTGTCCAGTCTATGTAATCGAGGTGGGAACGTACCATTCTGTAGGATGTGGGTGTCTTCACAATGTAGTCGCTAATCTCCCTAAACCCTTCATTTCTGAGATTGACGGCGACGATACCCCAGCGGAGATCTCCAGTCTTTTCCATATAATCATCAATGTACATGGCCTGATGGGCTCTATGGAAAGCACCATAGCCTATGTGGACTATTCCAGTTTGACATTCAGATTTATCATAGGATGTTTTATACATACGTTACGTTCACTGGATATTATTAATAATCTCATTTGTCTTCTCATACATTCGCTTTCCATGGAAGGTATTGTCCTTCTCTCCTTCCCAGATAGCGAGACGATCTTCAAGGAAAGACTTAAACCTCTCCTGGTCAACAGGAGACTTGTAGCGGACTTTCTCTCCCTGAATAGCCTTATTAGCCGCCTCTACACGGGCATCCATTGAACACTTAGCAAACTCAGAAGGAGTGAGACGAGTGGACACATCAGCAGTCTTCTTGCTCATTTCTGGATATTAAATGTCTGCTATCTTTATACGAATGATATTTGCTCTGGGTGTATTCATTTCATTCTTACTGTATAAAAATAGTTGTAGACCACATTGCCCCTCCAAGTTGAATCAAATCAAAATGTTCGGTAGAACTCTACACTTACATCATTGGCTCACAAGTTTACTCGCGTTAGCTTATTTCAAGAATCCTTTCATCCGCGGACTTCTTGTAGGTGGTGTGATCCATGGAATTGGGATGTATAGTGATTGGTATAAAATAATCAAATAGTATAGTAAATGTTTGTGTTCTTAGTATTACTTTTAGTGTGTATATACATACTATTAAACACCACTAGAGAACGTATTTTTATAGATGAAAAAGGAAACGTTGTATCACATAAAGAACTTGAAGTTGAAGAGCAAAAAATTGCCTCCAAGTACATCAGGAAAAATGACAAAGTTCTTGAATTGGGTGCCAGGTATGGTACCGTCAGTGCAATCATCTTAGATAAAATATCTGATCCAAAAGATTGTGTAATTGTTGATCCCGATACAAATATCACACAAGCTCTCACACATAATCTAAATAATTGTGGTTACGGGGATGCACAGATTTTTGTTGGTACTGTTGGGTCAAACAAAAAGAGAATACATTCAGATGAAGGTTATGGAACATATACAGAATCTTGTGAATATGTTGAGTGTAATCTTGAAAATGTGACATATGACAATTTACAACGCAAATATGACATAACATTTAACACAATAGTCGCAGATTGTGAAGGTTGTTTACCGGAACTTATTGACCACATTGAAGATATGGATCCAATAAAAAAAATTATTTTTGAAACAGATAGACCTGGTGATGTGGATTACAATAAAGTGTATACCAAATTAAACGAATGTGGTTTCAAAAATGTGAGAGAAGGTTTTGTTCAGGTGTGGGTTAAATAAAATCTATACTCATCACAAATGATACCCCTCCTCATAGCTGGTGGTCTCACTGCTGCTCTCGCGTACACTTATATGGGGCAAAACCTCGTATCCGCCCCTGAAGCCAAGAGACTCATCAAAGAGGGTAAAATAAAGAGAGTCATTGATGTTCGGACAGTTGTTGAATATAGGGCTGGACACTACCCAAGGGCACTTCACATCCCTGTGGATAAGATTAATGAGAAAACTACAACGGAACTCCCCAAGAAGGGTTTACTCGTCTATTGCAACACTGGGCAGAGGGCCAGATTTGCAGCAGAGAAATTGGAGGAACTTGGATTCCAGAATGTCTACTATATCGCTGGAACGTATAAGGGTTTACTTTAGTTTTACTCGTTAGGATCAACTGCCATTACATTTAATATATATTTTATACCTTTCAATACGGGTTTTCCCCTATGAACATGAAAAAATGTACAGGGAAAAATCAGGATTTTCCCTTTTTTTGGTTTTACGACCCTACCAGTTGAGAATTCTGTTTCACCTCCAGCATCATCATCCAAATCACTTAAATAAAAAATAAAGTGAATTATCCGTTTTTCATTTACTATACTAAAATCTGAATGCCAATCAAAAAAACTACCAACCACATTCTTTTGTATTTTTGGGGTAGTTAGACTAAATCTGTAAATCGTATCTCGTATGACACTACGTGATATTGAGTTAGTTTTATCGATTGATTTTTCTTGTAAATGTTTAATATATTTGTTTAAACTTTTGATACAACACTGATCTATCTCTTCAATTTCAGACGTGTATGTATCATTTAAAAATAATTCCTGATTTTTTTTGTGGCTTTTAATTACTCTCGCTTCATCATCCATAGCCACAGAACCCTCTTTGACTATTTCTCTATTTTTTTCAAAGAATTCCACTAACTTATCACATAGAGCATTAGGGATTGCTTCATCATCCTCGTATATGAAATCCATAGATATAAATAAAACTACTTCTTTAAGATTAAAGTTTTATCCCCAAAACTCTTCTCAACTTTTGCATAATCTGAACATCAGGGATAGCCCTACCGGATTCATATGACCCTATGATACTCGCATTTACTCCAACCGCGATCGCTAAATCTTTTTGTGTTTTGAAACCTTTAGCGATACGTCCCTGTTGAATCATCTTCGCCATTGAGAGCGGAACCTTTTTGTGTGTACCAATCTCCTCGTCCTCAATCTTTTGCTCCTTTGTACGCTCATAGTGCTTTGGATTAGACCCCCGAGTAGCAGAAGTGCCAGATTTCCCATGAATGATAACAGGATTCCAATCTTGATGATTCATATACTTACTTATTGTGTCTATTTTTTAAGAGTCTATCGAGTCTGGACTTCTCCTTATTCATGAAAACCGTGAGTTTGGTAACTTCACCTTCAAGTTCAACCTGTCCATGATGACTTTTAGTATATTTTGAAATTTGATCAACTCTAACAAAATCAACCTGTGTCATCTTTTGGGGTGGAGCCTTACTGTGATGTACAGCTAAAACAGCTGCATCCCTCTTAGTCTCTTTAGGAACTACTTCACCTTCATGGCATATAACGACATGAGATCCTGGACATCCGGAAACGTGTAACCACCAATATTTTGGATTACACGACATAGAAAGCTCGTCATTCTCTTTAGCAGAATCACCAACCCGTATAGTAACAGAATCAGTGGATTCATAGTTCTTCATTTAATAATTACAGGCTAAAATCTTTAACTCTAACAAATCATTCTTCCTGGATGAATCCGGTGGCAATATATTTAACCTTATCTTTAAGAGGGGCTCCTCTATGAGGATATGTCCATGTTGCAGGGAAAAACAAGATATTACCTGCTACGGGTTGTATTTTTGTTGAATTGAAAAACTCTGTATACCCACCATCTTCCTTTTCAAGGGTATTAAAGTAAATTATATAAGACAATAACCGTCTATTTTCTTTTAAATCATCAATATGCCAATCAAAAAAATCACCGATATTGTACTTTTGTATTTGAAATCCCGTTCTAACATTTCCCCTGTGCATAATATCACTAATTACCAGATTAGGTGTAACATTTTCATACAAATATTTTGTGTATTCGTAAAAAGCTGTTTGTAAATACACGTCTAGTTTATCATTAATACTTTTCCATTCAGGGTTATTTTCATAATCACATTGTAAATCAATCGTTTTTTTTATATTGTAATTGATAGTATCATAAGCAAGTTTACCTTTACATTTATTTGGGTCACGTTCAAACGTTTCTATGATTTTTTCACATAAATCACATGGTACAACATTTTTAGCTACATAAACGTATTCCATTTACAAAATAATTATTCTAACCTTTAATTAAATGCACGTCGTATTCCAACCAAGTCCGTCCGTGACCCACAAGTACAGAGTCACCCTCCCAAGCCAACGATCTATTGATTTTGGAGACAGGGGGGTTTCCACATATAGTGATCACGGTAATCCTCGTCTCATGAGGGCGCATCTTCTTAGAAAAGGGGCTGTAATTCCTAAGAAGGTACGTATAGAAACAGATCCATATGAAATTCACAGGGGTATGCTCATGGTTGATGAAAGTACACAGGAAGATTGGGATGATTACTTTAGGGCTGATTACTGGGAGAGGTGGCTTCTTTGGTCTTACCCAAACGTTAACCATGCAAAGTTGTTTATGACCATGCAGAAAGGTATTCTCTTCATGCCCACAAAAGAAGACTTCTGGTACTGTGATAAAAATACACTCTAAATATATATGAGTTGTGCACTTGATAGCACCAAAGTTCAACAAGATGATGGATCTATGAGGGGAATTGAAATTACCCCAGAAGGTTGTCAGGCCGTAAGTGAAGATGTATGTGCATCTGGTTACATGGCACCAGCTGGTAACGTGACTTTCCCTGTGAATAGCCTCAAGCAATGCTGTAAATGTAAGGAAGGGGAAGCTTGTCCTCTTTGTGTAAATCCAAATGCATGCACGGATGAAGAAAAGGAAGAGTTTGTGACAGTGGGTGACTGCTTTGGAGATGTAATCCTGGGACCCTCGGAAGCTCCGGCAACTACCGAACCTTCTCCAGAACTGTCTGAAACTGAATTAAACGCCTCATACATCGTATTCGCTCTCATGCTTATATTTTTACTTCTATTAGCTGGGTATTTCTTACTTTCCCGTAGAACCAAAACCATCTGATCCTCTAAGGGTTTCGTCAAGGAGATCAATCTCCTTCATGATCGGTGTCTCACACCTCTCTAGAATAAGTTGCGCGATGCGATCACCCTTCTTGATTTCAAAGTCTTCCGTACCATGATTGAATAGGACGACCTTAATTTCACCGGTATAGTCGGGATCAATCACACCCGCACCAACCTGAATACAGTGCTTCACAGCTAGACCAGAACGTGGAGCCACGCGACCATAGCAATCAGATGGAATACGGAGAGCTATTCCAGTCCCAACGAGTGCGTTACCTGCCTGACACGGTACAATAGTGTCCACAACGCTGTAAAGATCGTATCCAACACTGCCATCAGAACCACGAGTTGGAATAATAGCATCGTAAGCGAGTTTCTTAACTCCCAGAGGCATTTCTACTTTAGATTAGTTTAATATCCTTAAGTCTGTTTGAGAACATCTCGGAGATATACCTTTGTCACGTCTTGATTTCATTACAGTATAAATACTACAACACGCACCTCCGTACAAAAGTAAAGGTACAGCTAAAATCAACACCCACATTTAAAATATATACATATAATAAAATGGCTGCGTCTAACGGGAGATCTTTATTCGGACCAAACTCCGTCAAACCAGGTACAACCTATCGCATGTATACACAAAATCAAGTCAATAACATGAGAAAGGCTGACAAGCTCAAGATTAAAAACCTCGAAAACAAAATCAAGAACCTCGAGAAGCGTGTGAAAAAGTAATTTCTGTAAATATACTCAGGAGGCTACACTATGAATAAGAATGATAAGATCCTTATTCATAGTGTAATGTTCCAGACTTGCCGGGGATCGAACCCGGAATGTTGGATTAGAAGTCCAAAGTGATATCCATTTCACTACAAGCCCATGAATGTCAGGAGTGGGATTCGAACCCACGCGTACATAGTACAGGCGATCTTAAGTCGCACCCCTTAGACCTACTCGGGCATCCTGACACCGCCTCCCACGCTACAATATGTAGAACTCAAATCTTTAAGCATTTTGGTGGTGGTTCAAACGCTAGCTTTTCTGCTAATTCTTTGCGTTGCTTTAACTTTTTGATATCTGCTCCTTGACAATCATGTACCTCTAGACGAAAGCATTTCATACAGAACTGACCTTCACAGTATTTACAATCCATGGGAACTCCACATTTCTTTTTACACTTGTCACACGGCATTCTTATTGTTAACTCGGATAAAGATTTTAAGTGACTTTCATCTAGAATGTCCCTCACTTACGCGCTCGCTAAGCCAGTCACCCCCACCGAGTATACCCGCCTCAAGACAACACTAAAGAAGTCTACGATTGGGTATGGGACTGCTCTCAGTGCTTCTTACTTCATCGCAAAAGGTGCTGACCACGGTGTATCCGCGACACTTGGAGCTGCTGCATCATACGCGTATATGACCCTTCTATCTGATAGGGTGGACAAGTTTGAAAATTCAGCATTTCAGAAGGAGTTTCTGGCACCCCTCGGTCTCGCTGCTTTTGAAGTGACATGGAATAATGCACCTTTCGCATTTGACTTTGATTATGGAGCTACTTTCGTGGGGTTTCTCGCGTACAAATTTGCACTCACCACAGTCCTATATGAGACCGTGAGGGAGATGATGATAGGGGATAGTGAAGATACAAATGAAAAAGAATACAACGATCTTTCTGATTGGGTTAAAAAATGACAATTTAAAGATTGTTACTGTTACTTTGTAAATGTTATGTTGTTTCAATAAACGTACTTTATCTGCTGTAGACGATTCTACCCCAGTTTTCAGTTTAGATAATTATAGTGGGTATGCTAAAATAACAAGTGTGTATGACGGAGACACGTTTAACGCAGCTGTCATTTTACATGGCCGCGTTTTGAAGTTTAAATTTCGTACACTTGGTTATGACTCTCCCGAAATGAAACCAAGTCTTGGTATGTTTAACCGGGATGATCATATTCATTATGCCAGACTTGCCCGAGATTTGTTTAAACAGGAGTGTGGTTTTGATGATCGTGCTCCTTATGTGATATGGAACCCCTTTATGTGCAGAAATAAGGTTAATGGTTGGGTGTGGATACAATGTTACAAAAATGACAAGTATGGTCGTCCTCTTGTCACAGTTTACAGAAATAGGGGAGATACCGTTTCTGTAAACGATAAAATGATTAGTTCAGGGATTGTAAATGTGTATGATGGAAAGAAAAAGGCATCTTTTGATACCAAAACTATACGTATACAGATTTAACGAAGACGACGAAGA